CGCGATACATCAAGTTCCGCGGCTATTTCGCCACGTTGATGATGGATCCGAAGAAGTTCGTCAAAGCCACCGTCTAAACGTAAGTTCGCCTCCTCCAAGCGACTAACGCCGTGGCGACGTACACCATCACCCACTCCCAGGTGCTGGATAACGTCGCCACGGTGCAGGTTTTACAGCCCACCAATTTTGAGGTTGGGCAATCGGTCACGATTACCGGGCTAACTGGTTTCAATGGCACCTACGTCATCACGGCCCTGCCTGAGTATTACTTCACCGGCGTCAGCGACGAGGGCGATTACGAATACGACACGGCGCGCATAATCCCCAATCAAATCCAATTCGCTCTCACGGCAGATGACCAGGAGCGTGCAGCTGCGTCAGGCAGCCTGACCTATTCGGTTACGTGCACGTGGATCACCCAGGGCGACCTCGAGGATTACCTCGGCTACACCTTTACGAGCCCCAGCGCTGATTACGACATCATGGTCATGGCGGTCGGTGCCGCTAACGCATTCGCATTCCGTAGGCGTCAAGAATCGGGCTACTGGGATTCCCCAAGCACCGTGCCGGGGCTTGACGTCAAGCTGGGCACCACGATGTACGCAGCAGTGCTGTACCGCGAGAAGGGCAGTGTCGAGGGCTTGGCGTCGTTCGATCCGCTGGCTGTCGGCGGCCCGGTGGCAGGCAACTTCGGTCAAATCATGCGCCTGCTCGGTGTGAATAAACCGCAGGTCGCCTAATGCCCGACCAGCTGTTCAAAACCGGCTACGACCAGCTCGTAACCACGTTGCAGACGATTACAGGGCTAAAGGTCTTTGATGATCCGCGCACACTCAACCCACCGTGCGCCTTGGTCGAGGCACCGACCATTTCGTTGAACACCAACGTCAACGCAGACATGGAATTCCGCGTCGTGATCATCGCGCCAGGCATCGGAGACAACCGCACGATGGACACGCTGCTCGACACAGCCGACCTCGTGCGCGAAGCCAAGATTGGCCTCACAGCCGCACGGCCCACAACCGTCAGTTACGGCGGCATGGATTACAGCGCCTACGAGCTCACCATACGCACCAAAGTGAGCCCCTAGGGCTACTAGACTGCGGATTGGCTTGCAGCGAGCCTCCACTTCAAGGAGTCACGTCACATGGCAGTTGCAACCACGATCCTCGGCCCAGCACTATTCGCAGTCGGCGCAACGTCGCCGGGCACCGCGTACACCGACCAGGTGATCAGCGTCAGCGTCGTAAAGAGCCGCGAGGCGCTTGACCAGTCATCAATGGGCGACACAGGCCGCCAGATGGTCGGCGGATTGACCAACGTGGAAGTCACCGCAACCCTGCTCGCCAATGACACGGCTGTCAATGCGTTCGCTGCCCTCGTGGGCACGCGCTGCTACGTCGCAGCACGACGCAGCACCGGCGCAATCAGCGCAAGCAACGTCGAATACCAGGTCACCGGCGCATACCTCGAGTCATGCGACGTGGTCAACGCCTCGGTCGGCGAGCTGCAAGAAGTTGAGCTCACGTTCAGTGGTGGCACGCTCGTCGAAGACACGACGCCATGAAACTAAAGATCACGATGGCGTATGCACAGCCATCGGGGCAAATCGTGACAGAGACTGTCACGACGAATCTTGGCACCGTGTGTGCGTGGGAGACTGCGCACGGCACGAGCAGCAAGAACCTCGTGACACGCGAACGCCTCGATGATTACGGCTGGCTGTTTTGGTACAAGCTGACCAAGCTGGGCAAAGAGAATCGCAGTTGGGCAGAGTTTGAGGATGCGTTGGATGAGCTGATTGAGGTGCAGCCGATACAGGTAAACCCTACGGAAGCGGCAGTTACCGGCGCCAGTTAGCAGACCTGCTGCTCGCCACCGGATTCTGGCCGCCAGACGTACCGTTTGAGTTGGAGGATTTACGCACCGTGCAGTTCTTGTCAGAGAAAGCAAACCGACATGGCAGTCGATAGCACCGTCACGATCGTGGGCGTCAAAGAGACGTTGCGCAGCCTGCAGAAACTTGAGCCCGACACCGCCAAGGCAATAAAGGCCGAGTTCAAACAGATTGTCAAGCCGATAGTCGATGCCGCCAAGCCACAGGTGCGTGAGCTGCCGTTGAGCGGTTTTGCGCGCAACTGGAAGGGCGGCAAGATTATGCCGTGGGATAAATCAGCGGTACAGAAATCCATCATTGCGCGATTCAGCAACCGCAAACGAGGCAACAGCCTGGCGGTGTTTAGTGTCACGATGAAAAGCCCGGCAGGCACGATTTTTGACATGGCAGGCAAGGCATCACCGAGCCGCCTGGCTGCTGCGCTTGATCAACTGGCAGGTCGACCGTCGCGTTTGATGTGGCCTACGTATGAACGGCACGCCGATCAGGTCAACGAAAATCTGGCGCGATTGGTTGAGAAAATCACTGACGAAGCGAATCGTAGGCTGGTGGGCTAATGGCTGTAACAATCCCAATCATTTCAGAGTTTGACGGCAAAGGCATCAAGTCGGCAATCGAGGAGTTCAAACAACTCGAGGGCGCTGGCGCCAAAGCCAAGTTCGCACTGACCAAGGCCGCAGTACCGGCGACCGCTGCCATTGGTGCCCTGGCTGGCATCATCGGGGTGTCTGCCAAGGCCGCAATGGAGGATGCAGCCGCACAGGATCACCTGGCAGGCGTCATGCGTCGCGCCGGTATGGCAACCGATGAGCAGATTGCCAAGACCGAGGAATTCATCAGCGCACAGTCCAGGCTGACCGCCACGACCGACGATGAGCTACGCCCGGCTATGGCAACGCTTGTCAATGCGGTAGGTGAAGCCAACTACGCCCAAGAGCTGCTCGTCAAAGCCCAGGACATCGCAGTCTCGACAGGCACTGACTTGGCAACCGTGACCGACGCAATGGCTAAGGCCGCCAACGGCAACATGAAGGCGCTTGGCAACCTTGACCCATACGTCAGGCAGATGATCAAAGGTGGCGCTGAATTTGATGAGGTGATGCAGGCGCTTGAGGTGCACACTGGCGCTGCGAGTCAGGCTGCCGAAACGCAGGCAGGCAAGATGAAAAACCTGCAGATTCAATTTGGTGAAGCCCAGGAATCGATTGGTGCTGCGTTCCTGCCGGTGCTGACCGCGCTGGTCGAGAAGCTGATACCTGTTGCAACGTGGATGCAAGAAAACACCGACATAGTGCTGATTCTGATGGGCGTGATCGGCGGCCTCGCCGGTGCAATCCTCGCGATTAACGCGGCAATGAAGGTGTACCAGGCGACGCTCGTAGTCGTCAAAGTCGCGCAAATGGCTCTCAATTTCGTAATGTCAGCCAACCCAATCGGATTAATCATCATTGCAATTGGTGCACTGGTCGCAGCATTCGTAGTGCTCGAGGCCAAGTTTGGCGTAGTCAGTAAAGCCATGAAATTCTTGGGCGAGGCATTCGTCAACTACATCATCAACCCAGTGCGTACCGCACTCGACTTCATCGGCAAACTCATTTCGGCAATGGGTCGCATACCAGGCATCAGCACTATTGCTGGAGCGGTCGGTGGCGCTATCGGCAAGATTCCCGGTTTGGCTGAGGGCGGCATCGTGACCGGGCCGACGCTCGCTGTCGTCGGTGAGAAAGGCCCTGAGGCTGTGGTGCCGCTATCGCGCATGGGGCAGATGGGCAACGTCACTATCAACATCAATTCGACCGTTGCCGACGCACGCCTAGGTGACATCATCGTCAACGCGCTGAAGCAATACAACCGTCGCAGCGGCCCAATACAGGTGTCGGTGGCGTAATGCCCGAGCAGGTAGTCCAATCAGGCACCTACACGCTGGAGCTGGACACAGGGTTCCAAGTTGACGCATTTGTGCTTGATGACTCGCTGAAGGGCGTGCTTGGGAATACGAGCTATGTGCTTGACGGTACGACACAATTTGCCGACATCACCGAGTATGTGACCAACATTGACTACAGGCGTGGGCGCGAAAAGACCGACGACCAATTCGGTGCAGGCACCATGACTTTTACGATGCTCGATCAAACCGGCATCCTCGGCCCATACGACTCAAGCAGCCCCTACTACGACCCAGCCAACAACCAGCCAGGGCTAGCACCGATGCGGCAAGTCAGACTGCTACGCGACACCACAAATCTCTTTACCGGCTATGTGACTGGCTACTCATATGAGTTCGCCCTGGCTGGCCCCAACACCGTCAACGTGCAATGCGCCGACGAGTTCTACAAACTCGCACAAACACAGCTCAATGAATACAACGTCACGGCACAAACCTCAGGTCAACGCATCACCAGCGTGCTCGCATTGCCCGAGGTGGACTACACCGGGGCGACCGACATTGACACAGGCACCGTTGATCTGGGGCACGATTCGTCATACACCGTCGAGCAAGGCACCAACACACTCAGCTACCTGCAGCAAATCAACCAGGCTGAGCAGGGCCGCCTGTTCATCGCAGCCGATGGCGAACTCGTGTTCCAGCCGCGCATCGGCAACACGCTCAGCGCCCCAATCATCAGTTTCAAGGATGATGGCACTGGAGCCGACTACGAATCGTTGCAGGTTGAGTTTGACGCCGACAATGTGGTCAACCGCGCCTACGTCAAAGGGCTCGATGGCAAAGAGGCGACCGATAGTGACGCAAGCAGCATCGCCAAATACTTCACGCAATCACAGTCAATCACAAACAGCTTGCTGCACGTGCAAGGCCAGATTGACGCCCTGGCGGCCTACCTGCTTGAGCCTGAACCCGAGCCGCGCTACACAGCCCTGAGCACCACGTTCAGCCGCCTGACGAGCCTGCAGCGCGACAGCGTGGCAACCATCGACATCGGCGACACCATCAGCATCGAGAAAGACATCCCAGGCCTGGGTTCGCAAATTGGTGAGGAGCTCGCCATTGAGGGCATCAGCGGCAGCATCACGGTGGATGCCGGGCATCGCATCACGTTCTACACCAGCCCGACCACCATCGTTTACGAGATGATTCTCGGGGATGTCACCTACGGTCAAATGGACTCCACGAACGTATTAGGATGAGGTGACCATGGGTGCCAACGCGCAGACAACCGTTCCAACATTTACCGCTGGCCAGGTATTGACCGCCGATCAGCAGAATCAGTCAGCTCGTACTGGCGTGCCAGTGTTCGCCACAACCGTTGAGCGCGATGCAGCGTTTGGCGGCACTGGCGAAAAGACACTTGCCGAAGGCCAACTTTGCTATTTGGAGGACTCCAACGTCGTGCAGTATTACGACGGCGCCGCGTGGGCGACTGTCGGCCCAGCATCCGCTGGCGGCCTCGTGTTTATCGCTGGCGCGGCGTTCACGACAGCGAGCAGCGTCAACCTACCCAACGACACATTTAGCAGCACGTACCGCAACTACATAGTGCAAATCGACGTCACTGCCGTGTCAACGAGTCTCAACGTGCTTATGCAAGGCCGCACGGCAGGCACCACCGATACCGCAAGCGTTTATTATTGGGCAAACCAACTGCTTAGTTATGTGCCAACGGAAACAAACGTGGGTAGCACGGCCGCGGCTACGTCTTGCCGCATTTTGACCACGCAACAGGGCGGCGGCATTTCGTTGACGCTGTACGCGCCGCAAGTGTCAACCGAACCGTTCCGCTACACCGGGCTATACATTGACGACTACAGCGGAACGTCGGCGGCAATCGGCGGCACCACAGCTAACAATGACAAACAATACGATGCGCTCACGCTGTCAACGTCAACAGGCACCATGACCGGCGTGTACCGCGTGTACGGTTTGGCAGACAGTTAGGACACATGATGAAGATCAGCGAAAACGGCGTCGAGCGCAACATGACGGCAGACGAAAAAGCACAGTACGAACAAACGGCGGCAGATGACGCGGCAGTCACCGCAGCCGCCGACGCAAAGGCCGCCGCGCTCGCATCGGCACGCACCAAACTCGCCGCACTGGGCTTGACCGACGCCGAAGTGGCCGCACTGCTCGGAGCCTGACGTGAAATGGCAATACATGCTCGAGGACTGGCTCAAGGCATTCGTCGCTGGATCCGTCGCCGTGCTTATCACAAGCGACTACAACGTCGAAGGCGCGCTAAAAGCAGGGCTCGCAGCCGTGCTGCCGCTGATCTACGCCTGGGCAAACACGAAAGACCATAGGTACGGTCGCAAGTGAAGCTCGTAGTCAAGCCGGTACGAATGCCTGCTGACCTACGCAACATTGAATGGGGCAAACTGCCCGACTACCTGCTGACACCAATCAGGCCTTACGGCAGGCTGCATCCGCTCGCTGCACAGGCATGGGAGGCGATGCGCAAAGCCGCGCACCGCGACGGAATCAGACCGCTGAAACCGACCAGCGTTGCAGACACCTATCGCAGCCTCGAGGTTCAAGAGCGCGGATTCTTGGCGCGGTACACCACGGCACCAATTCAAAACAGCAAATCGGTACGCACCTACAAAGGGCAGCGCTACTACCTGAAACCAGGGCTTGCCCCGATGGCCGTGCCCGGTCGCAGCTTCCACAATCTCGGCCTGGCGGTTGATGTCAGTGACGCCAACGGATTGAGGCTGCAATGGATGCGCGACAACTGCGACAAATACGGCTTCACTTGGGAAATTCAATCCGAGCCATGGCACATCAGATACTTCATGGCAGAATCAATACCGGCAGCAGTCAAAGAATGGATCGACTCGCATGCCAACCGAGATTTACGTAGCGCTGATTAGCGCAATCGCCATCATCATCGCAGCCGGGCTACCGGCCTGGCTCATCGAGCGAGCACGCAAAGAAAACACCCAGGATCACGCATACGTGCGTCGGATTCTTACTAGGGTGGAACGCAAGATTGACAACCACCTGGAGGATCATCGCAATGGCGTTACGCGACGAATTGGAACGGAAAAAGGAAAAATTACAGACGTTGATTGAGTGGGTCAAAGCCCAACCCAACGCTGACGAATGGCACGAGGTGCTGATGGACTACAGCTACAGCCTCAGGTCATTGGCGCAACTATGCCACAAACACGGAGCCCCGGCGGCAATTACGCAGAACACAGTGCACAGGTACCGCGAGCGCCATGCTTCGTGACGAAGTAAGCAAACTGCAGTCAGTCGATCAACTGCGTCAGGCTTTGGTACGCACGCAGCAGCAGCTGGTCAAAGCCAAATTTGCCAAGGATGAGCTCGTTGCGGCAGTGCACCAAGCCGCCAAAGATGCAGCCCTCGCGGTCGAGCCGATACGCATCAAGCCACCGACCAAAGACAAACGCACAGGCAAGCCCGAGGTCGCCCTGGTGCATTTGACCGACTGGCAGTACGGCAAGAAAACGGTGAGCTACGGCCCTACCACGTGCGCGCAACGCATCGAGCAATTCATCGACAAGACAATCCACATCACTGAAATTCAACGCAAACATCACCCGGTGCGCGAAGTGGTGGTGCTACTTGGTGGCGACATGGTAGAGGGCTTAGGCATATTCCCAGGGCAGGTGTACGAGGTGCACGCACACCTTTACGAGCAGCTGTTCACGGTCGCACAGATCATCACGCAATCGGTCACGACATTGGCACAGCATTTTGAAAAGGTGCACGTAGTGTGCGAGTACGGCAATCACGGCAGGCTCGGTCGCCCAGGCGAGATGCCAGGCGGCGACAACATCGACCGCATCGCCTACGAGATTGCACGCGAGAAATGCAAGGGCTTGGTGCACAACTGGCAGAGCTCAAGCGACTGGTATCAGATTTACAAGATTGGCGGCTACACGGCACTGCTCGTACATGGAGATGAAGTGAAGTCATTTGGCGGCAATACACCAGCGTTCGGCATACTACGCAAGGTCAACGCTTGGGCCGGTGGCGTCATCGAGCCGTTTACCGACTGCTACATGGGCCACTGGCACACGCCCATGAGCCTGACCATGGGCAACGGCAATCGAATCTTCGTGACTGGCTCGCCAGAGTCACACAATGAATACGCACGCGAATTCGTGGCTGCGACAGGCAAACCCAGCCAACGCCTACATTTCATTGATCCGTTCAAGGGCCGCGTTGCGGCAGAATACGTCGTATGGCTCGACTAGACCAAAACCCCCTCGTGCGCGTCACCTGGCATGACGCCTACACCCTCGGCAACAACGAATGGCGCGACCTGGATGACATCAAGGATGAGCCCTGCATCGTGTATTCGGTCGGATACTGGCTCAAACGCAAACGCTCAAGGCACCTAATCCTGATTCAAAGCTGTGCCGACGATGAGCAGGTGGACAACGTGCTGCTCATCCCCATGGGCATGGTCAAAAAAGTCGAACGGCTCAGAATCCCCCACAAGCCCCGAAAACGTCGCTAAGGTCAAATACATGGGATTGGAGGCCCATAACATGACAACACCACAGGTAATCACCTACGAAATACTGACTGGGTACTGCTCGGACACGATGCAGGAATTCCACCTCGTAGTATTCAGGCACGACACAGGCCGCATCAAGCGAGCCCAATTGCGCATGCGCAACACGCCCGAATCCGACTGGAGCGACCCATTAGAGCTAAAGCACCTGCCAGGCGAACCCACACACCCGAGCGCCGCATGAACCCCCTAGTCACCATCGGCGCATGCGCGTCGCTGATCATCGGCGGCGTCGGACTTGCGCTCACCCCAGAGCAGCCACTAGACCCTTGGTCGCCAGCGGTGTCATCGACCGCCTACATACCGCCCACGACCGAGGCACCGCTGGCAACCCCCCAGAATGGCAC